CTAAAGAAACTAACATTAGTGTTACATCTATATTTAATAGCTGTAAGAATTATAAAGATATAATCAAATCAAAGTTTGGTGAAGACTTTGAGGATTATTTAAACGGAGATTTTGACTTAATTAAAACAAACAAAGATGAATAAAATACCACCCAAACCAAACGACAAAAGAACTAAACGCTATAAAGAGTGGGTTGCTAAATATGAAAATCAATCTGATGGCGTTGGTGATACTGTAGAGAAAATTACAAAAGCTACAGGAATTAAAGCTGCAGTTGACGGAGTGTTTGATGCACTTGGAAAAGACTGTGGATGTGATAAAAGAAAAGAGACATTAAATAAAATGTTTCCTTATAACAAGCCTAATTGTTTAACAGAACCTGAATATAATTATCTTTCTGAATTTTATGCAGAACCAAGAAACAGAATAACAGGAGTTCAGCAAAGTCAATTGCTTGCTATTTATAATAGAGTTTTTAATGTAAGAGATAAGATGACTAATTGTGGAAGTTGTTTTGCTGGTAAACTCAATAAGCTTAAATCTTTATTCGATAAATATGAGTAGTCTTATAAAAAATAGTGATAGAATTAGACAGGTATTAGATTTTACTGGTATACAGAATGGAAAGCTGCATCCATCAGATATTGATGCAGTACTTGAATTTGATAATAAATATTTAATTCTAATGGAAGTTAAATATAAAGATGCTTATATTCCTACTGGTCAAAGATTACTTCTTGAACGCATTGCGGCTGCTTGGTGTGCTAATCTTGGAAAAGATGCAGCAATATTAAAAGTGTCTCATGATTTTGAAAATGATAAAAAAGATGTACCTTTAGATAAATGTCAAGTAACTTACATTTGGGATAAGTTAGGAAAGTGGAAGCAACTTGAGAAGCCAGTAGATTTAGTTTATACACTAAACAAACTAGGAGAATTTTGGAAATGTAAAAAGTGTAAATTTTGAGTAAAAGTAAACATCAATTAAGAAAAGAAATACCAGTTTATTCTGGTGTTATAAGGTATTTTCCTGATGCTATTAAGATGGTAGCACAAGTTAGTTATATAGGAAATCAACAACATCACCCAGACAAACCTTTGCATTGGGACAGGAATAAATCTACTGATGAATTAGATGCACTCGCTAGACATTTAGTTGACTGTGGAACTTTAGACGATGATGGTATGCCACACGATGCTAAAGTAGCTTGGAGAGCATTAGCTAACCTACAGAAATATATAGAGAAAAATAAATAATTGGATGCAATAATATTAGACTTAATTATGGATAACACAATAACATTATTAGACGGTAAGTTATGGAATAAGAAGGAAATTATATCCAGAATGTATGACGATGAATTTTACTATGGATATTTAGGTAAGAACGCTTTATCATCATCATCAGCTAAAAAACTATTAGACTCTCCTAAAAAATATAAGAATTCATTAACAGAAGATAACAGTAATGTAGCAGCATTAAGAGATGGTAGGTTCTTTCATGTTTTGGCGTTAGAACCAGAGAAGATAGATGAGAACTATATGTTTATTGATTCATCTACAAGAAGCACAAATAAATTTAAAGAGTTTGCTGCAGAGAATCCTGGTAAAGAAATAATGTTGCAAAAAGAGTATAGTCAATTTAAACTACTCTTAAACACATTATACAAGAATACAGAAGCAAGTGAATTACTACGAGGAGGAAGCCCAGAAGTTCCTATGATTGGTGAACTTTTCGGTTTTCCTTTTCGAGGTAAAGCTGATTATTTAAAAGACAATCACGTTATAGATTTAAAGACAACATCTAAATTAGATGGATGGTTGTGGACAGCTAAAAATGTTTGGCACTACGATATGCAATGTTATATATATTCAAAACTATTTAACGTACAAGAGTTTACTTTTTTAGTAATAGAAAAGGGAACTGGTGAGATAGGTATATATGATTGTAGTCCTGAAACAATGGAAAAAGCTGGTCGTAAATTACAAAGGGTTTGTAAAGATTACGAAGAATATTTTATAAGAAAAACAAAAGACCTGGATGAGTTTGTTAGAAGAGGTACTCTCTAATGATTATGAATATAAAATAGAATATGCATACTACTTGGCTCTGCTCGATATTTTAATGGGTGTTCCATTAGAAGAAGTAAAAGAAGACATTAATTTATATGAACATAATGAAATGTATGAGTTTTGTGCAGGAATTAAAAAAGCTATAGAGTTTGCAAAAGACAAAAAGTATAGCGAAATACAAAAAGAAATATTAAACTTAAAAGATAAATATGAATAAAATTACATTACAAGGAATATTAGCAATGGTAACAAGAAGGAGTGAATTAAACTTAACAAAGAGTTCTCGTATGAAAGAATATGTTTATGCAAGAGCTGTTTATTTTAAGTTGTCTAGAGAGTTCACAAACTTCTCATTTAAAGAAATAGGTCATTTAGTTGATAAGGACCACGCATCTGTTATGCATGGAATGAAAGTATTTGAAATGCTTGAGTTTCATAAAGACCCAACAATGAATATTTACAATGAATGTAAATCAATATTAACTTCTGTTAAACAAAATTTAGATATTGATGTACAAGCAGGTTTATATGAAGATGAAGAGGTTGAGTACTGGCAAACAAGATATGAGAACATGAGAGATTTATATGTAAACGCAGTAGAAAAATTAGCCAGATATGAGAAGGAAGAAGTCACCACAGCAGATTGATGAGTATAACAAAAAATGGAAACTTGGTAAATATAATACAGGTTACAATCAAAGCCATGCTAGGTGGTGTATTGATAACGGTTATAGGATTTATAGGGAGTCTGTTGGGGATTGTAGTCCTGTTTGTACACAATTTAAGATTGCTGTTGAAAAAGATGGGATTAAGAAAATCGGAACCAAAATATATAATAAGAAAGAGATAAGTGATGCAGTTTGGTCTGCAATCAGTTATATATATAATAAGTATGGGAAGGAAACCAAAACAATATAAATATGTCAAAGAAAATGATGGACGAAGAAACAATGGACGAAAACCAGGCGTTAGAAACGTGCCTGTTGTACGACCCACATCTTCTGCTGCTATTAACGATGCCAAGCGAAACAGAGTCGGAATCTACGCTCTTAACGCAATGGCAAAAGTATTTGGAAGCGAAGAAGAAGCCTGGGAATCATTAGCCCAGCAAGCTAAACAATCGTTTCCTCATCTTAAATTACTCTTTGAATATAAGTATGGTAAGCCACTTGATACTCCTGAAGAGAAACAACAGAAAGTTAATATCAATATTAAGAATCTATTTACAGGAAGTCAAGAAGATGACAAGACCATAGAATTAGATAATGAAGAAACCAGTACTGAATAAAAAATACAATGCACTTGGTAACGACACCAGGTACTTTGTAATGACAGGAGGTAGAGGAAGTGGTAAGTCATTCGCTATAACCACCTTTTTAGCCTTTCTAACGTTCGAACAGGGTCATAAGATACTATTCACTAGGTATACTATGATAAGTGCTGCTAATTCAATTATTCCAGAGTTCCTAGAAAAGTTAGAACTATATGGTATTATGGAACATTTTCGTATTACTAAAGATGAAATCTTAAACATAAGTACTGGAAGCTCAATTCTGTTTAAAGGTATTAGAACTTCAGCAGGAAATCAAACAGCAGCGTTAAAGTCGATTAGTGGTATTACTACTTGGGTACTTGATGAAGCAGAAGAATTAATCAAGGAAGAGGACTTTGATAAGATAGACCAATCAGTTCGTTCTAAAGCTAAACCTAATAGGGTTATAATGGTATTGAATCCAGCTACTAAAGAGCATTGGTTGTATCAAAGATTCTTTGCAGGTAAAGGTGTGAACGCAGGACATAATGGAATGAAAGATAATGTTACTTATGTTCATACTACATTTAAAGATAACATAGAAAACTTATCAGATTCATTTCTACTTCAACTTGATGACATAAGACGCAGAAGACCAGACAGATACAATCACCAAATACTTGGTGGATGGTTAGATAAAGCAGAAGGAGTTGTGTTTAGTAATTGGAGAATTGGTCCATTTAATGATAGTGCTGATTATATATTTGGTCAGGATTTTGGTTTTTCTGTTGACCCAACTACATTAATTAAAGTAGCTGTAGATAAAGATAGGAGGGTTATGTGGGTTAAAACTATGTTTACAAAACCAGGACTATCCACAAAAGAAATAGGAGAAATGAATAGACGTTATGCAGGAGAAGATTTA